TTTCAGGCAGGACAACGTGCGGTTTTTATGCACCTACAACGTGTCTTCAATGATCAAAACGAATCACTTCTAGACTAAAAAGGACACAACCTATGGGCTCTTATTGGGATGTACAGGCATACGAGGCTCAGATGAAAGCGGCAAAAACCCAAGCCGCCGGACTTACTCCTGAAGCCCCTATTTCTTTTGCAGGAATGAATCAACTTAGTGGAAGTGCGCCAAGCGTTGGGTTTAATCAGGCTGCTTACGAGGCGCAACAAAAGAGTGTATCAGCGGCTCCTACGGCTAAAACCCCGAAGACTCCAAAGACCCCAAAGACTCCTAAAGTTAAACTTTATTCGGATGTTTATCCAAAAGAAAAAACATACAACGCTGACGGCGTATTAACTAAAATCCCCCGTGATCCTAACACCCTAAACAAACAAGGGCTTAAGAAATATACTTCTAACAAGTTAGGTATTAAATCTACCTATACTGAGCCCAAGAATACCGAAACTATTGTTGCTAATAGCAATACAGGACGGCTGCGTACTCCCAAAAGGGTAGGAATTCGTGGTAAATCTAGCCTTGTAATTAAGAAACCAAATTAAATGAAGTCAATTAAAAAGTTAACGGTTGCCAAGAAAAAGGCTATGAAGAAGAACTCTAAACTTATGATTAAGAAAGAAGGCTATTAATGTGTAGTTCAGGTGGCGGAGGTGGCGGCGGTGGTAGCGGCTACACGGGTAAAAATAGATCTCGTAAACCGAAGACCGCTTCGTTCTCGTTTCGAAATGAAGATTTTGAAGAGTCTCTAAAGACCTACACCCGATCTGAGCGAGACATGGGTAACACATGGTCTATGGAAATGGCGCGAACAGGAACAAACGACAGAAAGCCCGGCGAAAATTGGCAACAGCACCATGATCGCGTGAAAGCCGAACGAAAAGCATTTGAAACTTCTTCGGCTTTTCGCAGAGAAGAAGACGGTGCGGTGTATCAAAGACGAACAACCGCAGAAAAAGATGCCCACATTGCCGCATGGATTGAAGCGCATCCCGATCTAGATCCTAAAACAGGAAAAGCATTTACTAACGGGGACGGCTATGCTCCGGCAGCAGGAACTCCGGGGGCTCCGGGTCAGTCTCCGGCAGCAGGAGTGGCTCCTATGGCGGCGGCGGCGGTAGCAGACAGAATGGCTATAAGGAACAAGCAAAAGACAGCCCAACGCGCCGGACGAGCCTCTGCGGGACGATCCTCATTGCGTATTGGTGCTTAACAATAAACAGGAGCCCTAGGTGTCAGGAAAAGAACTATATTCTAAACTCGCAGCACAGCGTTTTACCTATTTGGAACGCGCCCGTGATTGCGCCCGTTTGACCCTGCCACACTTGTTTCCGGATGAGGGAGATCAGAGTAGCCGTAAGTTTGTTACTCCTTATCAATCCGTGGGTGCGCGAGGTGTCAACAATCTAGCCTCGGCTCTACTGCTTTCGCTCCTGCCGCCCAACTCGCCCTTCTTTCGTTTTGTGATTGATGAGACAGCGGTAAAGAATCTACAGCAACTTTCTCCTAGCGCCCAAGGCGAAGCAGAGCAAAGTCTGTCGCAAATGGAGCGGCTGATTATGCGGGAGATTGAGGGATTGAGCATTCGTGTCCCGCTGTTTGAAGCCGTTAAGCAACTGATTGTTGGTGGTAACACCCTATTGTACTTTCCTGACGAAGGTCCAATGCGCGTCATTCGCCTTGATCGTTATGTGGTCAAGCGGGATCCGATGGGCAATGTCCGGAAGGTCATCCTTAAGGAAACCATTTCTCCGGCAATGCTGCCTCCTGAAATACAGGCTGCCGTGCAGACCACCCTGAACTCTCTTGAAGATACCGTGGACTTGTATACCTGCTGCCATGTCTTGGACGATGAGCGGGTAGAAGTTTATCAGGAAGTGGGCGGGATGGAGGTTCCCGGATCATATATGATCTATCCAATCGAACGTAGCCCCTTCCTTGCCTTGCGAATGCATCGTGTGGACGGCGAGGACTACGGTCGCGGCTATGTCGAGCAGTACTTTGGTGACTTGGTGTCTTTGGAAAGCCTGTCTAAGAGTATTGTAGAAGCCGCTTCAGCCTCTGCCAAGGTGCTTTTCCTAGTAAACCCTGTAGGCACCACCCGCGCTGCTAAGTTGGCAAAGGCTCCTAACGGGGCGATTATTGAAGGAATGGCTTCTGACGTTACGGTGCTTCAGGTTGCTAAATCTGCGGATCTTAGTGTCGCTCTTCAAACAATGGCGGCTATCAACGAGCGACTTTCTTACGCCTTTTTGCTTACTGAAGCCTCAGTTCGTAATGCAGAACGTGTAACCGCCGAAGAGATTCGTCTAGTCACGCAGAGCATTGAGCGTCAACTCGGTGGCATCTACAGCATCCTGTCTCAAGAATTTCAATTGCCTTTGGTTCACCGAATGATGGATCGGCTGATTAAGGCTAAGAAGATGCCTAAGATTGATAAGAAGTACATCACTCCTACCATCGTTACAGGCATTGACGCTCTTGGTCGAGGAAATGATTTGAGCCGTTTGGATCTTTATTTGCAAGGTATTGCTCAGATTCTTGGTCCCGGCGGTATTCAACAGTATATTGATTTCAGAGAATACCTGAACCGCCGTGCTGCAAGTCTTGGAATTGATGTTACGGGCTTGCTGAAAACTGAAGAGCAAATTCAGGGTGAAATGCAAGCCGCGCAGCAGCAGCAAATGCAACAGGAACTGATGCCACAGACCGCAAAGACCGTCGGAAACATTATTGAGAAGCAACAATCACCACCACAACAATGAGTAACCACCAACAAATTGACATTGTACGCGACACCGCTACTTCAAATAACGAAGTAGATGCTCTAGCCGTAGCAAAGGCTGAACAAGAAGCCGCACAGGCTCAAACTCGCCCTGAGTGGCTCCCTGAGAAGTTTACAAAGCCTGAGGAGTTGGCTGCTGCTTACGCCTCGCTTGAAACCAAGTTGACTTCTTCGGGTAAGTCGCTTGATACTCTTGATTCATATTCAGACGAGTTTGCTCAGACAGGTACTTTAAGCGAAGACTCTGTGCAGGAGATTATTGCTCTTGGTATTCCTGAGAATACTGTTCGTTCTTATGTTGCCGGACAGGAGGCTCTTGCTGACAACAACCTCAAGGGGATTATGGATGTTGCCGGAGGTGAAGAGCAGTACGCTGCCTTGACCGTTTGGGCGCAAAACAATCTTCCTGAAGAACACGTTGATGCCTACAACTCTATTATGGAACAGGGAGACACGGCTACCATCAAGATGGCTATTGCCGGACTCAAAGCCCGATATGAGCAGACCAATGGTTCTATGGGAAAGCCCGGACGCTTGCTACAGGGCGGTACTACGACCGAAAGCGGTGGTACATTCCGTAGTGTTGCTGAGATTGTTAACGCTATGAGCGATCCACGTTATTCAAAGGATCCCGCTTATCGCGCTGATGTTGAACGTCGAATTTCTACTTCTAACGCCTTTGGAGGATCACGATGAAGAAGCCAACTGATTTCAAGACTACTGCCCTCGGTATTGCCACCATTCTTACTGTGCTTTCAGCCGCTGCTGTGGCATTCTTTGATGGAGACCCTGCTACTAACTTTGATATCGCAACCGTGGTTGCAGGAATTACTGCGGGGTTTGGTCTGATCTTTGCGAAGGATGCTGCGAAGAAGGTTGAACCCTAATGTGGGGGTGGGTTGGTGAGTTAGTTACCGCCCTACTGAATTTCTTTGAACGAAGGGTTTCCAAGGAAACATATGTTAAAGAAGCCGATCCAACTGCTAATGGTACTAGGGAGCGTTTTGCTCAACGGGTGCGGGAGTTCCGTGCTGCTCGTACCATCGGGGACGCCCGTCCAACTAGCGGAGCCTGTGACTGCAAAGGTGTTTGTAGTTCAGAAGGACGGAACAAAGATCAAGTCGGCTAATCGTGTAGAAATTCCCGCCGGATGGTGGGCTGCTGATGTGCCTGAAGAACCCGGCATTGCGCCGGAGATCGTACCCTGACGACAAGTCTGAGTGGTGCGTCTAACCGGAACCCTATAGAGGAATCTATGGGGTTCTTTTCATTTGTGCATAATTTTAGATGGATTATGCATAAAATGCTATGACTGCTTTTAGCCCCTTGCGAGGGAGAACTCTAAGCGCGTTACAGCAAACTCCTCTTCTATCTAATCATTCACTAATTTAGGAAACTACAACTATGGGACAATATACCGACCCGTCACGCCTTGGTCTAGTTAACGCCTCAGGCTCTGATACCGAAGCACTCTTTCTGAAGATCTTCAGCGGCGAAATTGTTACGACTTTTGAAAAGTCTAACATCATGATGCCTCTCCATCGTGTTCGCACGATTCAGACAGGTAAGTCCGCAATCTTCCCTGTAACCGGAACGGCAAGCGCGGGTTACCACACCCCCGGCGAATCTGTTCTTTCGCAGAGTACAGCAGGTACTGCCTATGGTACAGCCACTTCCGGCGGTGCTGTAGGTACTTTGACTGTGCCTGTGGAAACTGTGGCTCAGACTTCCAAGTATCTCAACAAGTTCAAGCACAACGAGCGCACCGTCTTCATCGACGATATTCTCGTGTCTTCAACGTTCGTTGCAGATATCGATGAGATGAAGAATCACTACGATGTTCGCTCAATCTACTCGACTGAAATTGGTCGATCATTGGCTTACACCGCAGATAAGAACCTGATCCGCACCGTCATCGGTGGCGCTCGTGTAACTACAGATCGCTTTGGTGTTGCTTCAGGTACTGATACTACTTATCTTGGTGCTATTTCCAACATCGGACACAATGGTGGCTCCAACGGAATGCATTCGGCATCTATTCTTGCAGGATTTGCAAATGTTGCTCGAAAGATGGATGAGCGCAACGTGCCAAACGATGAGCGGTTTGCAGTAGTTACCCCTGAAGTTTACTATCTGTTGCTCGGTGGTAACAGCGATGCAATTAACCGGGACTTCTCCCCGGACAACGGTTCGATTGCAACGGGACAGATTGCTTCGGCATACGGCATCCGTATTATGAAGAGCAATCACATTCCACAGACTAACGAAGTTAGTGGAAGTGGTACTGTGGATCCACTTGCGGGTGCAGCGGGTGTACGCAATAACCCAAACGGTGGTTCCCTTAAGTACTCCGGTCTTAACTACAACACCTCGGCGGCAAAGACGCAGGGAATCATCTTCCACCGTGAAGCCATTGCAACGGTGAAGTTGCTTGATCTGTCTCTTGAAACCGACTACATCATGGAGCGTATGGGTACGCTGATGTTGGCTAAGTACGCAATGGGTCACAACATTCTTCGTGAAGAGTGCTGCTATGAACTCCAAAGCGCGTCCAACGGTACTGCTGCCTAATTGAGTTACTAGTTTTTAAGAGAGGGTGGTTCCCTAAGTTGGGTTCCACCCTCTCTTTTCTTTGTCTATCTTTCTAGGATCCTAGAATGGCTCTAACAAAAACAAATAAACTACAGGCAATCAACACGATGCTTTCGGCGATTGGAGAGCCACCTGTTAACTCGTTGGCAGCCCAACGCGCAGACTCGCTGATTGCTTTGACCATCCTAGATGAGACCACCCGCGACATTCAGTCCTACGGATGGCAGTTCAACACCGATGAGAATGTGGTGATGACCCCTGAGACAACTACCGGGTTCCTCTACATTTCCGACAGCATTGTACGCGTGGACATTGCCTACACAGATGACACCGTTGCCCTTGAGGTGGTGATCCGTGGCAATCGCCTGTACAATCGGTTGACCTCGTCCTACGCCTTTACAGAGGCGCTAACGACCACACAGGTAACCTTGCTAGACTTCGATGAAATGCCTGAGATCGCCAAGCGATATATTACGATTCGTGCCGCTCGTATCTTTCAAGATCGTGTAGTAGGCTCCTCTACGCTTCATGCGTTTGAGATGCAAGATGAAATCACCGCCCTAGCGCGTCTTACTGAATACGAGAATGAAGTTGGCGACTACAGCATCTTCCAAGGTGAAAGCGTCATTCGTCCCTTCCTGCGTCAAGGTTCTTACAGGATCTATTAATGCCTCTTATTACGACTAGCATTCCTAATCTTATTGGTGGCGTAAGCCAACAGCCTCCCGCTATTCGGGCTAGTAATGAAGCCGAAGTAATTGAGAATGCCGTACCATCGGCGGTAGAAGGTTTGCTAAAGAGGGCTCCTTCCGAACACCTTGCATTTATTACTGATGCGTCCGGAGCCGGACTTGTGGCGGCTACTTCAGAAACCCCATTTGTTCATCTGATTGAACGAGATGAAACTGAGCGGTATGTTCTTGTCATATTAAAAGACGGTACCCCTGCTGTATATAACCTTGCAGGAGTGCGGCAAACATTAACAATAGCGCCGGGAGCCAATCTTGGAACTGCCTTTCACTATCAACGAAAAGCCCTGACAATTGGTGATTTAACTTTTCTGTTAAACACAACAGTACCTACATTAGCAAGCACCACTTTATCTGCACAGTCTCCTGCAAACCCACTCAGAAACGGACTTATTTGGGTTAAACAATCCAACTATGACCGCCAATTTCTTGTAAACATTGTTCCGGTAAATACGACAGTTGCCCCCATAAACCCTCCAACAACGTATAAATTTAAAACCGCAAGTTCAGGCGAAAACGGTACAAGTTATGTGGCTAGTTCTTTATTTAATGGTGCAATTCCGGCAGCAACTGTTGTTGCAACAAATATAACAGGAACCATTGTCAATGATGTTTTAACTGTCAGTATTGTAGGTACCGCAAATTTACAACTTGGACTTGAAATATTTTCAAGCAGCCCAAACACCTCATCAACGGGTGTTAATGGTGCTTCAACCTCATTACTCTCACAGCAAATTGTAGGTTTTGGAACTAATGGTGCTGTGCCATCTAATGGTGGTTTGGGAACCTACAGATTAAAGAATGCTACGGGTTCAGGCACAAAAAACTTTACTGCCGCCCTTGCTAACCGTATTGAAGCCCGAACTCCCGCCAATGGCGGCTTTTACGAGGGCATACCTGCTAATGCCACTACCTCAGGAGGTATTGACTCTGCGGGAGGTATATATGCTGCAAGCGCCATTTACAACAACACCATTCATGTTGTCGGAAGTGAAGACTTTAAGATGGGTGCAGGAGATTCAATTGGTAACGCCGGAATTGCTTCTTTTAGAGCCAAGACTACTCGTTTTGAAGACCTTCCTCCGGAAGCCCCGCACAACTATATGATCAAGATTGAAGGGGTTCCTGACAACGACACAGATGATTATTGGGTAAAGTTTGTAGCCGAAAACGGTACCTTTGGTCCCGGAGTGTGGGAAGAGTCTCTTGCTCCCGGTCTTAAATATCTTTGGCAATACGATAGTATGCCTTTGATTTTGATTCGGCAATCCGACACTACGTTCTTGCTAAAACAAGCAGACGGAATTACAGGAACTCCCGGCTCAGGTGGGGTGCCATTGGGTGCCGATTACTCAGCCTTTAAGTGGGAACAACGCTATATTGGTGACGATAAAACTTGCCCCTTTCCTTCGTTTACCGGAAGCAAAGTTCAAGACATGGTGTTCTTTCAAAACCGTCTTGGATTTCTGTCGGGTGAGAATCTTGTCTTCAGTCGTGTAGGTGAATTCTTTAACTTCTTTAAAGAGTCCGCAACACAACTTTCAGACACCGACCCAATTGATATCGCATCAAGTAGCCCTCGCGTTGGTAAGGTTATGGCTGCTGTGCCTTTCAACACAGATCTAATTATCTTTACACCTACAAGTCAACTTGCGCTACGGGCTGACGCTGTCTTTACGCCAAGCACAGTTAGTCTTGTGCCTGTAGGTGAGTTTGAGAACCTGTCTCCAATAGTCAAACCTGTACCGACAGCCAACTCCATTTTCTTTATGTACGGAAACGGCGCTTATTTGGGTATGCGTGAATTGATTCCGCAACCCGCGCTAAGTGGTGCCTATCTTGCAGATGAACTGACTAGCCGAGTGCCTCAGTACATCGAAGGTCCTGTTACTTGCCTTGCTGCGGCTTCCCATGACACCTTTAATGTTGTTGTGGCTAACGGGGATATGTATGGGTACCGCTACTTCCTATCAGAGCGACAGAAGGTGCAATCAGCGTGGTTTAAGTTTACTTTCAAAGATACTGCAACCTTTGCTAACACTAAGGCTCGTCCGGTGTGGGCAGGTTTTGTCGAGTCAGATCTTTATACAATAGTGCTTCGTCCAAAGACTTCTACCACAAATTGGATTACTTTTGAAAAGATAAAAGTAGGCTTAGGAACTACTGATACCTTGATCTCCGGCGTAGACACTACAACCTTTCTTGACCAAAGAAAGTATTTTGCCACTAGTGCTTCAAATGCCGGGGTATATGCCACCAACACTAACACAACGACCTTTACTTTACCAAAACCACTAAGTTATAGTTCTACTATAACGCAAGTAGTGTCTTCTGTGGGGTATGTAATCCCAATTGTTTCCGGCACAGTTTACTCAGACGCTGCCCCTTCAGTACAAGCAACCGTTACCGTGCAGGGCAAATGGGATGATCAAAAAGTTTGGATTGGTACGAAGTATAGTATGAACTATACGTTCTCTCCTTTTTACCTGCGAAACGCTAATAACAACAGTTCTTTTGTTTCCGGAAGATATCAAATGCGATATCTGTCTATTCAATATGCGGAAACAGGTTACTTTAAGGTGTTAGTTACTCTTAAGAACGAAGACCCATACGAATATTTCTTAACGGCTAATACCGTAGGACTGATGGTTCTCAATGCTCCCGCAACGGCTTCGGGGACTTTTCGACTTCCGCTGTATTCTAAACACGATAATCTTACAGTTACCGTTATTAACGATTCACCTTTTGCTTGTAAATTGCTTGCGGCTGAACTTGAAGCCATCTATGAAACTCGTGCAATGCGGAGTTAAATGATTACTATCTATCCAACAATGCCGGAAGATGTGCGTCCAATTGCACTAAATTTAAGACAGGCTGATTGTGATGAGATTCAAGCCGGAAGTGGAAAGTCCCCTCTACAATGTCTCAGCGATTCTGTAGATTGCAGCATTGAAGTCTACACCATCTTTGAAACAAAGACCATGCTTCCGTGTGGCATCTTTGGGATTGCCCCGTCAGACCATGCACCGTTTGCCGCGCAAATATGGTGCATGGGAACCGATAAACTGTCTTTTGTAGGTGTCGGCTTTTTAAAAGAGTCAGTAGCCTACGTTAACAAATTTCAAAAACAATATCCGGTGTTAACCAATGTGGTTGATTGCCGTAACGCCGTGCATATTCGTTATTTGGAATGGCTTAAGTTTAAGTTTATTCGTATACTTCCAACATATGGCATTGAACGCCGCCCCTTTGTTGAGTTTTGTCGTATAGACCAAAGTCCAATTGTAAAGTCTATTTAAGGATTTGAAGAATGTGTGAACCTATATCAATTAGTTTGGGAATTGGCGCCCTAGCCTCCGGGATAGGCATGGCGGCACAGAATCAAGCAGCAAACGCTCAGAACTCTTATCGTAAGCGTTTAAAGATTGCCGGACAACAGAACTTTGAAAACAACAAGGATGCCGTCATCAAAGATGTCGGTCTTCAGATTGATCAGTTGGGCTTGCGCGAACTTCAAGCCCGTGCAGCAACGCGGTTAGAACTAGAAGGCATTTCCCGTGCGGCTAAGAGTGCTTCGGCAACATCCGCTGTATCCTTTGGACGCGCAGGTATTACAGGACAATCGGTTGACCTGCTTCATCAACAGTTTGAACGTGATGTTCTTGAACATGAGTCAGCCTACACGCGAACTCAAGACAATATGAGGCAGCAGTTCTCAATGGACGCTCAGGGCATCTACGCCCGTGGTGAGGCTGCTATTAACGCAGGTACTCCCGCTCCGCTGCCTCCTGTGCAGACCGTGTCTCCTGCAACAAGTATTATGAACGGCATCAGTACAGGCTTCAGCGTCTATGGTTCGTTGGGTTCGTTCAAGACACCTCCCGGCGTAGGCACAGGCGGTGTTCCTGCTCCACCTCCACTCCTAGCCCGACCATAACAGAAATACAACTATGGCTCTACCTAATCCTTCTCTTGGCGTTATAGCGCAACCTGTCAGCACCTATGTCCAACCTGCTCCGGCTGCTGCTCAACTGTATGATCAGCAATCTGTAAACCTTGCTTTGATGTTTAGTGAGTCGTTCAGCAACCTATCGGTATCTGCTGCACGATTTGCCGGAGCGTTTAAGCAGGATCAGAATCAAGCAGATCTGCAAAAGGGACAGTTCCTTGTTAATAGCAGTCAAAATTCGTACAAGACCTTGGTGGCAAATGGTCAAATCAATCCTGCGGAGAATCCGTGGCTTGCCATCGGCGCACAACAGGCTAGTGGAACCATTGAAGGACTAAAGGCTCGTGCTGATTTTCAACAGCGATACAACGATCAGGCAGCCCAAAATCCGGACTTTTTTAAGGACTCTAGTCATTTTAATGCCTTGGCTTACACCTTTAATAACGAATCCAATGACCGCTTCGGAGACTCTGCTTATCTGAGTTCTGCTTTTTATGAGTCGTTTAATCCTTTCATAGCAAGCATGGGAATGCGTCATCTTGAAAATGTGACTCAAGAACAGCATCGTGTGATTGCTAATTCAATCGATTCTCTTGTGTATCAAACAGTTACCGATATGCAAGACCCGCTGCAAGCCCCTGAGATTCAAGCGTCTTTTATTCAAAGACTCGACAATATGGGCGCTATTGTAGGAAACCGAGCAGCAAACAACCGAGTAACTGATAACTTTGTTGAGTATGCGGCAAGCGGGGATATTGCCGGAGTTATGGATATCTTTAACAATTTAAATGTTGGAACCGGACCGCTTTCGGCAACCGCTTATGCCATTGAAAAAATTGCTGTAAACCAAGGGCGTATTGATGCCAACAACGACAGGCTTGCTGTTCAAAAGAGAGCAGAGTTTGAAGCGTGGGGCAACAGGCAAGTTGAAGCCGTTCTAACCGGAAGTACCACTCAAGAAGCCGTATTACAATCTTTGGATGCTTCAGGAACTTCGCAAGAACAACGTGATTGGATGGAAGGTCAATTTCAAACTGCGCGAACAAATATTATTACCGCCGGAATGCTTAATCAACAAAAAGCAGTTGAAACTCTTATTGAGAGCAGCGCAGTACTTGAATCACCTCCCACAACAACCAAGGCAAGACGCCGTTTGACAGAGCAGGAAGCATTCGTTAATACCAAAACAGAATTAATGAATCGAATGAATAAACCCGGCTCTGTTATTACAGAGATGCAGAAAGAACTGTATCTACAAAAGTTTGAAGAGGAATGGATGAAGATGGCTCCAAGGCGTGAGGTTCAACGCGCTCAAGAAGCGGCGCGTGGATACTTTGAAGGAATTCCCGGAACACCGGGCGCTCTTGCCGTCTTTAATACCGATTTGGATATTGTAGTTCAAGGGACAGGCACTTGGGATGGAGGTGCGGCTAGGTCTTCCCTTGATGCCATGCTTCCAACAATGGGCATTTCACCTGAAAAAGCAAAGTCTGCTTATTTGGCTGCCGCTTCTCAATATAAAGAGATTCTTGCACAAAAAGAAGCGCAACTTGGGGGGCAGAAGGACTTTAATGGCACTCTTAATGAGCATCCAAACGACACCCTTGCAGTTAAAGCGCAAAAAGACGGTCTACGGGCGAGGTTTTTATTCACCCGCTTATCTATTGGCGCAGCATTTGATGACAACACAGACGCTGTGGGCTTGAATCGAATTTTGGTTCAAACTTTAAATTCTAGCGTCGAAAAGAAACTAGATCCCCGTCTACGAGATGCTTTGTCTGCTTACACATTCGGCAAACAAATGCGCCCAATGGATACAGTTTTTGCTCTTGATCCAAAATCGCAGGGTGGGGCGGTTTTAATTAAATACCTTGATCTTATTGCTGATAAGGCTAAGGGTGGAATGGCTATCCACGATGCGGCTGTAGATGTATCTCAGGCTCAACAGTTGCTTGGCGAAAAGGTAGATCCAAACAACCCTTGGGCATTTACTGATATCTTAGATGGACAAGATGCTCCGGTATATTCGGCACAACTGCGGGATGTAAGAGAGAATTTAGGAATTACGTCCGGAGACTCTGCGGTGTTTATGGCAAGCGAAGCGCACAAACTTCTTACTAAGCATCTTCGTGAAGGCTATAACGCTAAAGCCGCGTTTGTTGCTACAAGAGACGAACTTCAAGACCCCGCTAAATACATGGTTATTAATGGGGCTTTTCTACCAAGAGAAGACTTTCCGCCTGATATGCCACCAAGTAGAGTTAAATATTGGTTGGAACAAAACTACTCAAAAGATGCAAAACTTGTTGTGGTCGGTTTAAATCCAAACGGACAAAAGGTCTACGGTATTCGCAACAGCGATGATGTGCATTTTGCAGATGTACTTGTAACTGCCAAGGATATTGTTGTAGACGGTAAACAGGAAGTTCTAGCCTATCTGTCTTGGATGCAAAAGAAAAGACAAGATGAACAGGCTGCTGAAAATCGCCGGATTGGTGCGTATATGCAATCCTCATCGAAGATGTAAACCAAACTTAGGATTTTTATGCCGATTGAACAAAATGCTTTTCCGGATCCACTCTTTGATTTTAGTCCTTCTGAAAAATTAAAGTTACAGCAAGACTTAACTAGGGCGCGTCCACAGACAGAATTAGAAAAGGATTATTCTGAATCTCCTTTTGGCGGTATTGTTGCGGGTGCGCGTAATTCCACTACAGGCGCAATCGTCATGCGGGGCGTACAAATAGCGACAGATTTCTTTGATCCTCAAGGTTCTCAAGATCCTTTAAATTTTCAACCTCGCTCTGAGACAAAATCTACCGATCCTTTTTCGTGGGGGCAGGACAACAATCTTGATTCCATTGCCACAGATTTGCAACGAGTCCCAAAGACAGAGTGGGGTTATTTACTAGCCTCAAGTAACTACAAAGAATATGCAGCAAAGCGGGACTTTGTCATGTTGGGGCTTCCGGAAACACAAGCAAACATCAAAGGAAATGTTGCTTTAGGATCCATGTTGGGAACTTTTGCTGACGTAACCGCAATGGTGGCGATTGGTGCCGCAGTCGAACCATTAGCCCTTGCCGGATTGGGCGCTCGTACTACTATGGCGGGAGAAGCGGTTTTTAAAGAAAGTACAGGGTTTGGCATACGAAGCCTTGCTCAAACCGTAACAAGTGCAGCAAATACTGTAGGGCGCACTAATCTGACTTTCCGTCATGGCGCACTAATGATGGCTCAAGAAGGAATGTTTATTGCTGTAAAGGAAGGCATTGATCCTAACTACCATCCGGACGCTTCAACTATTCTTCACGACCTAGTTGTAGCCGGATCTATTGGTGGCATTGCGGGTGGCTTGGTGTTTGGACGCACGATGCTTCGATCAAGCATTATGGAAGCCGCCGAACAACTGAAGCGCACCAAAGTTATAAACCTTCCCGGCGGTTTTACGCTACACAGCATTCCTGATCTGCCTTTTAGTTCTACAGCGAATGCAGACAAGGTGTTGTTTGCCACATCGGGAGCCGCCAACGCAGATGAACTTGGGGCTAGTCTTCACGCTGATTGGGAAAAGACGGGAGATATGTTTGCTCCGGGAACACGAACAACGTCAGGGGCTACTCCGGTAATCTCCGGTGGCGCTGTAGGCGGTACGGTAGATAGCCTTGGAAACGTCACAAACTTTCCTCCTTTCATTGAAGCCACTTCAGCCCGGTTGTCAAAGAAGGGTGTGTGGCAACGTCCGCTGTACGCAGCAACCGACTTTGGAAAGCGTCTGTTCCATACAATGTCATCTCCTGATGACTTGTTGGCTATGCTTAAGGGAAACCTTCTAGAGAAGCGCAAGTTTACATTTAGGTTGAGCGCGGTAGACGGTCCTATTCGTGCTGAGTTTGAGGCTGAGAAGTTAACTGCGCGAGTAGCGGGAACATTTACTGACACACCCCTACCCAACCCCTCAATGGGTAGCACACCCGCACGAGCGGGTTACGATGCTGCAAACGTCTCGCTTGATGTAGAATCCAATGCACGAACCATTACAAAGCGGTTGAAATCCGTTACTGTTAAGGTAAGTCAAGTAACAGAGCAACAACTAATGGATCTCCGCAACGGCATGATGGCTGCCGGATTGAAGGAGTTGCCACAGGTTGGAGACGAGATCCGCTTTATGCGTCCGGGATCTAAGATCAAACGACCCAAGATGTTGGTTCGTGGGGCTCAATCAACCGTTAAAACGGTAGTAGCGGCTCTTGGAGATCTAGGCATTCCTATTGATGAAGCCCTCTTTAAGAGTGTTACGCGTGGCGTTCTAGCCGCCGAACAAAGCCGTCTTACAGGAACCGCCTTTAATGCCAAACTGTGGGAAGAAGTTTCACGAGAAGTAGGCATTGCGTCACACGTTGAATCTATTGCTACAGCCATTAAGGGCAACGCTCTTCCTCGCTTTGGCACCGTAGACCGCAATGTGCTTGATGTAGCCACACGAGAAAACATGATTACGTCAGTCTTTGAAGGCTTTCGTAAGAATATGCATCTAGATCCTACAAATCCCAAGTCACTTATCTTTGAAGTGTTGCAACAGATTAAGGATCGTGGGGGGCAAGTCACACGAACAACTGTTGGTGAAGTTGTTGATGAATTGCGTATGGTGGTGAACAATCCCGCCAAGCGTTTGAATGCCAACGGTAGGCGCACCCTTGATCGAACCGCACGGCGCACGGCTGTTGCAGAAATTATTAATAAGCGGGTACCGGATACCGGAACTCCTATTGATATTCCTCAATCGTATTTTAAGAACTTGGGACCTTTGGCGCGAGAAGCCAAGGCAGGAGGAACCCTCTATGCTAAAAGTGGTCCGGGAAAGGTGGCTACTACCGATCCTAACTATCCGGTTCAGCGCGGAATGGCGGCAATGCAAGATCGAATTCAACGCCTTGCTCAAACAGTAAACAAGAAGACCGGAAAGCCTTACTTAACAACAGATGAAGCGCGAGTGATGACGCGGCTTATGGAGCGTTTAGGTCCTGACAACTTTGCAAACTTTGGACTTCGCATCCGCGATATTGCAAACATGGATGGGTCTTTTGACTTTCTGCGTGATGTAGTCACTATCACTAATACTGCAATGAATGGTGGGCGCTTTAGCAAGACCTTTGTACACGAAATTTGGCACGCTTTTACAGGCTATATCGACAACAGTATGTTGGTGCGGATGAATAAGGATTATGTAAAAGCAGTTAAGAAGATGCACTTGAAAAATGGAGTCAAATGGGATGACGCTTGGGGATCAAATCAAGCGGATCTTCAAAAGGCGGTATATCAACTTGGTGTGCAACGCCCCAACATTCCGTTTGATGATCTCTATCAACTTACTAATCTTGATGAGTGGGTCGTAGGCAATCTAACCTCATCAACCCTAAAGCGTTTGAAGTTAGAAAAAGACACAAAGAACGTGTTTGGCTATTTGCGTCTTATGATGGAAAACGCTTCAGTAGAAATTCGTGCTGTGTTTGGTGCCGCAAAGTACGACAAACTTACTAAAGATTGGATGAACGGTCGCTACCGTGTTGCACGGGCGCAGATCCCACAGAACGCAACGCTAACCGGAGCGGCTAGACAAGCCCGTAATCGCCTTGGTCGCGCCCCCGGTAACTTCAAAAATGGCATGGCGGGATGGCTAAAAGGAAATCAAGCAACTCCCGGTGGACCACAGGGAATGTTTGGTCCTCTACCGTCTAACGTCATGTACGCCATGTTTGATGATACGCCGCGTACTACTTTGCACCTAGGTCCGCTCAGTAACGTCTTAAATCAAGCCGCACTTGCTATGCAGTCAGAGAACGGCATGGTGCGTTACATGGCAAATATTTCGTTTAACGCTCGGCGTGTGGGAGATGACGCACAGGCTACTACCCTCTTTGAACACGGTATTCAAATGGTGCAGTCTGTTCTATACCATTTTACTACGGGATACCGAAATGGATATACCAAGTTTGCAATGGAAGCGCAAGGCAACGCTACTCCGGCATCGGAACTTAATCTCTTTCATGCACTAGCCGCTCGTTGGGGAGCAAAGAATAAAGCCGTGCGCCAAGAGTTTGATACTCGTGTTATTAAGGTTCTTCGATCGGGTACGGCTGATTCAAATCTTGCAGTCAATGAAACAGCCAAGGGCGTTCAGAAGATTTTCCAACGCTTGCACGAGGTTGCTTTTGAAGCCGGAGTTCCGGGCTTTATGAATGGTGCAGTACTTAACTATATGCCGCGCTTGTGGCGCTTTGATCACATTCGGAGGCTTGCCTCTACTCCGGCAGGAATGGCTGATCTTACATCCTTGATTGAAAATGCTTTGGGACGTAGTGGACGGAAGGTAGTTATTGATGGCGTAGAAACTACGTTTACCGGAGACGTTCGTGAAGCCGCAGTAGTGTTTGCTGAACGCTTGAAGAACATTGCTCTTGAAACAGAGAATGCTCCTCTTATGGCGCAGGATCAAGAACTCTTTGAGGCTCTTGGGGCGTTGTTAGGACCAATTAAGCCCAACACCTCAAGCCCTACACCTTTCGGTAAGGGTCGCGTACTCCTTGACGAAGGTAGTTCAGTTGCGCTTACAGCAGATCATTTAGGAAATGGCAGCGCAACCCTCAGTATTTCGGATTTGTTACACAATAACCTACCAATGGTCTTGAAGCGATACACCACTTCTGTTATGGGAGCGGTGAATGAGCGTAAGTTCTTGAATGCAATGAACGATGCTTTGATTGCTAAGGGCGCTGTTGGACCTACAGAGACGCTTGCTAATGGCACAACGCAAGTCCTACCTTTTGAAAGAATTACGTCCATAGACAAGATGTTTGCTATGGCTCGAAAGGTAAATGGAGCCATTCTTCCAAAACACGAAAAGGGTTTGCGCGAAGTTATGGCAGCCATGACCTTTGAACCCTTGCACTCAGGTACTACTCAATTTAGCGATCAGGCTAAGGGTATCTTGATGGCTTATGGTTATCTCCTCAAGGGTGGACAGTTTGGTTTGGCGCAGTTGGGCGAAACGGCTCGTGTTGTGGGAACCTTTGGGCTAGTTAAGACCATTAATCAACTTCCAATTCTTACGGAGATGGTTACCAATTGGCACAACCTTGATCGTCCTACACAGAACTTTGCTTCATGGATTGATACTTGGATGTCTCCTTCTACAGATCGTCTCCGGCGTGAGTTCTTGTCTGTGGGGCTTGATACGTTAAGTGAAGGTCCCGGAACGCTAGGAAGAGCCCGACAGGGTCTAGATGTGGCTGCTAATCTGCTATCGGATATCTCCGGACTAGCGCCACTAACTAGTTGGACACAACAGTTAACAGCCGCAGCAAGTATGCAACACCTATGGGAAGCCGCACGAGGGGGAGCGCGTTTGGATGCTGCCACCCTTAAAGGCTTAGGATTAACAACTGCTCAATATGACACGTTGATTTCTTATGTTGGCACCAATGCTCTAACTAAAGCCGGATTCCTTGGTGAGCGCATTGTTGGTATGCAGAACATGAGCATGAATAAGATTGAGATGGATCTGCTACGAGACTTTGTTGACCGCGCTATTAAAACCCGTATTCAAGATATGCCAACCCGTGGTGACTTCGCTAAGAGCCTATTTGGATTTTGGGGAAGTGCTGCTACGCAGTTTAGATCCTTTAACTTGAAGGGCGTAGATAACTTCCTATTACAGAATATTGGTCGAGTACAGCAAGGCGGTGGTAAGCGTGTGGCTGCGGAAATTGGCTCAACGCTTATCTTCTCCGGAATGATTGCATATGGACGTAACTATGCCGATTGGCGTTCATATCAAGCCTCTAATGATTTTAAGAAGGCTGACGAAGTTGCCAAGACTCTAACTAAGGATGGCTTTATCCGTGGTGCGCTTGCAGGTCCTTCGGAATTCTTCCTTGCAATTCTTGGTGTTGATGCTGCTTGGAAACACACCGTAAGTGAAGATCCGCTCTTCTCACAGTATCGCTATAGCGGACAATCTACCTTTGGGGTTCCCCTTGAGGATACGCTTGTAAGAACCTATGGACTTGCGGAAGATCTGTATGGAGCCACCGTAGGTAGAGCCACAGGTTCAAGCCTTGAACGCGAAATGACTCAGCGTACTTTGCACTCGTTTAGACTTATGCTTCCCGCGCAGAATCTGCCGGGACTTAAGCAGTTTTTCAACATCCAAGAATCTGAACTTTCAGACTATTTACGCCTACGTCCAACCCAACCCCGCGACAGGTAATGAATCTAAGGAGAAACCAACATGGCAAACAGTTACAAACTATATACAGGTGATAATTCACAAACCACCTTTACGTTATCCGGTATTGATGGATGGGTAAGCACCGCCTTTATCAAGGTGTATTTGAATGATGTTCTTCAAACAACCGGATTTTCTTTTGTTAATATGGCTACGACACCTGCGGTGCAGTTTGGCACAGCCCCCGCTTCCGGAGTAAATATCCGACTACAACGGGAAACCGCGCGCGGAACCCTTGGTGATCTGACTCTTGCTCAATTTCAATCTCTGATTATTGACTTCAATGATGGCTCCGTTCTTACTTCCGGAGATCTTGATAGAGCAGTACAAGGGCTTGTCCATGTAGCCCAAGAGTCCAACGACAGCGGCTCCGGTGCTTTGGGTCTTAACATAACGCAGACTGCGTGGACAGCAGGAAATAAGCCGATTACTAATCTTACAGACGGTACTGCCGCTCAAGACGCCGTTACGGTAAACCAATTTAACCTAGCCACCCTCTTTGGTGGTTCTGCTATGCAGCCGGAGTTGTGGTCAATTGCAGGTTCCGGCGCGACTACCTATACCCTTAGTCCGGCTCCTTCAGGTTTAAATGAAGATCTGTTCTTTGTGACTATTGATGGCGTGGTGCAGCCCCCTAGTGCTTACAGTTTAACGCCTACGACTATTGTCTTTGGTAGTGCTGTGGCATCACCTAAGTTAATCAGCATTCGTAATCTTGGAGTAGCCCGTAGTCTTGTTTCTAGTGTGCAGACAGCGATGATTGTTGATGCCAATGTCACAACCGCTAAACTTAACGATTCTTCGGTAACTGCTGCAAAACTTGACTCAAACAGCGTAACTACGTCAAAGATCACAGATGCCAATGTGACCTACGCCAAGATTCAAAATGTAACTCCCGACAAACTGCTTGGTCGCGTTACGGCAGGATCAGGAGTGGTTGAAGAAATTACCTGCACACCGTTGGCACAGACCTTTCTTACTAAGACAAGCCAAGCAGATCAGCGTACAGCCCTTCAGTTGCAGCCGCTTGCTATTAAGACAACCGTAGGCACTACTGATATTGACGATGCAAGTGTGACTTATGCCAAGATGCAGGGAGTCACGGCAAACAGGGTACTTGGCGCAGAAGCCGTTGGAAGTGCGCCTGTTGAAATTCCTTGTACGCCGTATGGACGAACTCTGTTAAACACAACTGATGCCGTAGCACTTCGTACCGGACTATCTATAGATCCGATCTACGAACTTCGACAATTTACTACTAATTCCGCGACAATCACTAACCACATTACAATTGATTTGGTTGCCGGAGGAGCCTACGACACTTTATATCAAGAGTTTATTATTGCTTGTACTTTTGCTACAAGTAGTGGAAGTCCCACAACCTGCGGTCAAGATGTTGTATTTACAAATTTAAGTGGGACAAGACAATTTCTTGTTCAATACAATTTACTTTCTAGAGACTCAGTCGTACCCGGTGGCGTACCTATAGTTTCTGCTAGTGAAGTAGTAACTAAAATTGTTAGTCAGCATCCTTCAGGAGCGACTAGTTATCCAATCGCAGGTCACGTTACACTTCTTCCGGTTCCTGTGGTAGTAGAGCAGGTCCCGGAAGTGTGGACGGCTACCGGAGTAACAGCCCAAACCATCTATCCCCTGAGTTCAATGCTCACAACTAGTATAGACTCTAAAGATTACCTTGTTACTTTAGATGGGGTAACGGTGGCTCCTTCGGCTTACACGGCAGGAGCGGGTGCCATTACCTTTACAACAGCGCCAACAGCAGGTCAGGCTATTGTAGTACGCACGTTTAATGCTAATAAAACATTTAATATGAGCATTGCCGGGTATAGTTACGTTTACACAAACACAATTTCAGTTCGCCGCATTGTGTAAAAGGAACTACTATGCATACCGAAGCCGAATTGATGTTAGCGGTTGGCAGACTTGAAGGCAAAGTAGATGCTATTCTACAAATGCAAAGGCTGCATGAGGAGCAGATCAAGAATCACGAGGAGCGTCTACGCGAACTTGAGCATTCAAGATCCTTCACAATGGGCATGGCAGCCGCAATAGGTGCCGGAGTTTCGGTAGGGCTCAATTTAGCAATTAAGGCTTTCACATGAATAAACACACGCTAGAACAAATTCACTCTGCTCTTGCAGAAGAGTTGCTCCGAAAGATCATGGACGGCTCTGCTAGTTCTTCTGAACTGAATGTAGCCCGTCAATTCCTAAAAGACAACAGCATTGATTGTGTGGTTGACGCAAGCATTCCCATGCTGAACCTTGCGAAGATTATGCCGTTTGATGAAGAAGAGGCTGCGTGAGTGAACTTGAACGAAAACTAAAGGACTTTAGGAACTTTGTGTTCCTTGCTTGGGATCATTTGGGGCTACCTGAGCCCACTCCCATCCAACTAGACATCTCCTCGTATCTCCAAAAAGGAGAGCGTAGGCGGGTCGTGCAAGCCTTCCGTGGGGTAGGTAAGAGTTGGCTTACTAGTGCCTATGTAGTCTTTCGTCTCCTGCACGACCCTCGGTTGAACGTCTTGGTGGTCTCGGCGTCTAAACAACGTGCTGATGATTTCAGTACGTTTACGCTGCGGCTGATCAACGAACTGCCCCTGTGTCAGCACCTGAAACCCCGTGAGGATCAGCGCAACTCCAAGATTGCGTTCGATGTAGGTCCTGCCCCTGCCTCTCAGGCTCCAAGTGTGGTATCTAAGGGAATCACAAGTCAGATTACGGGTAGCCGCGCTGACTTGATCATTGCTGACGATGTGGAAAGTTTAAATAACTCTGCCACATTCGCAATGCGTGAGAAGTTGCACACATCTATTGCCGAATTTGAAGCCGTTCTCAAACCCGGAGGGGAGGTGATCTTTCTCGGTACGCCGCAGACGGAGCAGTCGATCTACCACAGTCTGCATGAGAAAGGCTACAACACCCGCATTTGGTGTGCTAGATACCCTGACGAACGCCTAAGAACGGCTTTTGGTGAGAAGTTGGCTTTGACCCTGAGGAATGGTGTGGAAGGCGAGGCTACGGATCCTAGACGCTTTAACAACATTGACCTTATGGAGCGCGAAGCCTCCTATGGACGCACAGGCTTTGCCTTGCAGTTCATGCTCGACAGCACCCTGAGTGACGCAGACCGTTATCCCCTTAAATTGGCGGATCTCACGGTACTTGGATTAAATCCGGAGTGTGCGCCTGAGGGTGTTGTTTGGGCAACGAATAACAACAACAT